ATTAAATTTTTCAGTGTTGATGATAGAAGTACTTAAATCACCAAAAGTCATGTCGCCTGGAATTTTTACAGTTCTACCTTTATACTGCCTCTCAATTGGTGTTAATGTAAGAGGCGGTATTTCTGATACATTGCAATATAAATTTACACCACTTAGACTAGAAGAAACTCCCGTAGGAGCAGCAGTTACGGCAAATTCAAATAAACTGGGTCGGGCACCCCCATAAGTGAGTGCCGACTTGAATGTTGATAATGTTGTTGCCATTTGTTATTTTCTCCAATAAACTTTGTTTTAATTATTTATGTCCAAAAACTTAAACAGCACCAACGACTTCAGAGAATTCCACTCCACTCCGAACTGCAACAAAGTTGAGTTGGATAAAGTTGATAGCACGTGAAGGTTTAACAAAAATGTCACCCCTAAATTGATTTGCATCAACGACCTGAGCAGTATTATTTGAAGCATCACATATTACTCTAAAGTCTTGAATTCCACCTCTTCCTTGAATATCACGCAAGAAAGGTTCAACCATTGATACAAACTGTGAACGTGTGAACTCATCATTGAATTCAAACAACTGGAATCTTGCAGCATTTGCAATCGCTTTTTCCAGAAGAATGAACAACCTTCTTACGTTGATACGATCAAACGCAGATGGTTTAGTCAATTGTGTCTTATCACCATAAAGGATTGTACCTTCGCCTGGGAATGAAACAACTGGATTGACTTGTGCTTGATATAACTTATCACGTTCTGCTTGTTTAGGATTGAAAGGAAGTTTTACAACTCCTTTAATCTGGCCTCTTGTAAATCCGCCAGGACTAAAGAAAGGATCACGATCTGCATCAGTTCTTGCACAAAGTCCTGCAATATCTCCGTTCAACGGAACATAACGGAACTTGTCGTTATGTTTGTCGTACATATGTTTGTAACCTGAGTCCATAACTGCGTATGAGGAATTTTGATTTACAGTATCACGATAACCAACCACGTTATCAGTTGCAGTTGAAGAGTTTGTAACTCCAACAACATCTGACTTTTCTGGTGAGAAGAAAGCAAGACAATCTTTTCGTGATTCTGCAATATTTCCGATACAATGTCTTACAACTGTTGAACCATGATTCGCAGTCATAAGCAATGAAACATCAACATCTTCTGGTGACTTCAACTTATCGTATGCACGAATAACATCTGCCGCAGCAGGCCCTGTTCCATCTGCTCCACCTTGAAAACTTAGAGTCAAAGGTACTGATCCGTTCCAAAATTCATCTGTAGTTTGTGTTCCAGATGTATTTGCGGTTGTACCCCATGCTTGCCAAGTTGCAGTTCCACTTGTTACAAGTGTTCCATTTCCTGCTACATCAACTCCATTAATAGTTGGATGATCTAACCACCACATATAAGATGAGAATTTGTTGATGTAATTCTTATAGAAAACATCTTCTCCTTGATCATCTCTTGCACCACTTGCAACTGAAAGATTTCCGTGTGCTTCAAGAACTTCTCCTTTAGTTCCTGTCCACTCTCCATCTTCGTCAACAACTGCAATGTGTATTTCATCATTTTTTACACCTTTATTATCGGCATATGCAGATGTGGTTGGAGCACCTTCTGAAAATGCACCTTTATATTCCCACTCTCTTCCATATGCTTGAGATGAAGCAGCTGCAAGGAATTTTTGTTCTGTTACTAATACAGTATTACTTGTGATAGAATTAACTCGTTTTGATTCTCCATTAACAACAATTGTATCACCAACTGTCATTTGAATATCAAATAATGTTCCTGTTCCTGTTACTGTTGTTGAATCAGCAGTAACTGCTACAGTTCCCTTCATCTGTGAAGATGCTTGAGAAAATGGAGATCTTTTTACTCTTGCTGCAGTTGTTGCGGAAACATCAGCAGTATCACTTGCATCTAACGCAACGCAAACAGCAGTAGTTGCATTTGTAATTGTATGAACCAAATGGTTTCCTGTTTCACCATTGATAGTAATCAAATCCCCGACTCTCAATTCGTCCATGAAAAGTGTCGATGTTCCTGCAAGAGCGCCACTTGAAGCAGTCCATGCAGCCGTTCCTGTGAGATTTCCGTCTGTTGCTGGTCTGTCGCCAGGACAGATTGAAACTTTTAAACTGTTTCCCAGTTCTCCTGCCCATTTTGCGAGGAACGGGCCATTGTTTGCAAAGTTAGATACTCCACCACCGATTGATCCACCTTGTTCTGCATCAAAAGTTTGGTAATAACTTTCGGAATCTGTTACTTGCATTGCAGTATATGCAGCAGTATTCGCACCAGCATTCTTTGGTGCAGCAGCATTTGCAACTGTAGTATTTGCAGAACGTACTACATTCAATCCGTTTGAATATGATAGAAAATTTGCAGCAGTAAAGAATGTTTCAAAATTATTGTCATCTGGTTTTTGAAATATTTTTACTAAACTGTCTTCGTCTGTTACCAGAGTCACTTCTTCTATTGGGCCCCAGTTGAATCGTCCTGCAACACCGCCCATTGATGTTCCGGCTGCGACTACAATTCCTGTTAAGTCAATTTCTGAAGTGTTTACGCCTGGACTTACTTGAAAGGCCATATCTTAATCTCCGTTTAAATTTTGTGAGTTTTTTTAAGAAAGTATATCTTACTCTTCAAATATTTATAAATAATCATAATTGATGTATAATATTTAGTGTAAAGTAAATATGAAGTTTCCTCAAAAAGCTATTGATCGTTTCAATGCAAAAGTAACGAAATCAACAGATTGTCATAATTGGACTGCGGCCAGACAAAAACAAGGGTATGGTATGTTTTCCTATGATGGAAAATCTATGCCCGCACACCGATTTGCATATCTTCTTAACAAAGGAGATATTGCAGAAAACATGGTTGTACATCAAACTTGCGAAAATAGTGGTTGTGTCAATCCAGAACATTTAGAACTTCAAACTAAAAGTCAAAACAAAAGAAGTTACAATTCTGTTCGTGTCAGTAAAGAAATGATTGAAAAAGAGAGTGTGAAATATCTTTTTCGTTTAAGAAATATCCGACCCGATCTAGAAGAAAAAATAGATGCCCTTCTTATGATGTTAGTATCCGAAAAAACGCAAGAAGAAGATGACTTTGGGTTTGAATCCGAAACTAAAGGAAATGATTATGTTTAATAATATTCAAATTGAGTTGGACTCCATATGTTATCATCGCCAGGTATTTGATGTTCATCTGGATCAAACCCATTATCAATAACACCAAAAGGAACAAGTTCTTCCTCAATTATTTTTGCTTGTTCCGCAAACATTTTTTCTCGTATATCTTGATCTGTTAATTCCTTAAAATATCTCTGCTGAACCAACCAAGAAAATAAAACGCAAGTCATTACCAAGTCATCATGAGATCCGTCATCTGCTTCCCATGAAGTACTCTTTGCAATAAAGGTAGTCAATTCAGAAATAGTATCAAAATCATCAATAAGTAAATTGTCTCTTTCAATTAAATCCTTGAGAGTTGCACATCCAATTCGTTTGACTTGTTTGGTGGTTCGTATTCCCATTGATACATTCTTAGAAAAACCACCCCCAATTTGTTGTCCGTTTCTACCATGAAGTGTAACCATCATCATATTTTCGTACTCTAAATCATGGTAAAGAATATCCGCCACTTGTTGTCCTATATCGTTTACCTCCACCAAAATAAATGCTTCATTAAATTTCTGTGCAGTTGTGTAAATTATATTTGGATATAGCATTGCAGAAATATCATTCTTTCTGTATTTTGCAACTTGTCTGTATGGTTGTTTGGACACATCAAATATTGAAAATGCAGAATAATCTAACCCCACTCCCCGAGCCACATCACACACCATAACGTATGTGTGATTCATAATCGGTTCTTGATAAACATCTAATCCCTCATGAGTATAAACAGGACGCTTAAATGGCATTGCTAAAAGTTTTTCTGTAGAAATAAGAGTGTTAGAACTTCCTAAAAATGAGCACTCAAATTCCTGTTGA